TAGAACTTGAAGACGTGCTAGTCGTTGTAGTAGTGTCACTTGTTACAGTTGTAGTTTGTACAACACCTGCGGTTGCTACTGCATTTCCAGTTAAACTACCATAATCAAATGATGTAACTACTCCAATATCACTGGAGCGAGCAGCACTAGCGTAAACAGAACCCTTTCTATCAAGGAACAATTGTGCAATGCTCAGAGTCGTCTTCTTATTGTCATCATTATCCAACTCTAAGTTAGGTTGGTATGCAACTAAATCATCAAACTCTTCAATTATAATGTCTATAATTTGAGGATTTGGTATTAATATATTTCTTTTCAGTTCATTCAAATAAACTTCATACTCATAATTAGTAACTGGGTAAATTGACTGGTCTTTAGTTAATGTAGTTCCATCGGGAAGAACTGCTCTAAAGGTTTCGTTTACTTCAATACCTTGCTTAATGAATACGATATCATTATAAAGGGTTTCGTTTGTTTCCCAATGGTGGATATCATCTGACACTGAGTATTTTGCCTCTATATAAGACTGCATTGCAGCATCAGTCTTTGGCCACTCTTCATATACATCAGTGATGTTGTTAACTATCAAAATAATCCAATCATTCTCACTTTCGCCTGTAAGTTCATATGACAAAGAAGATGGAGTGTCACCATCCCTAATTTCATAAGACTCAAAGAAAGTTGTATATTTACTTAAATCTTCCCTTGCATTAACTCTTCTAAAAAGATTTTTTGCAAGACGATACTTAAAATTTTCAAGAGAACTAATTCCCTCGGCAACATATAAATTTGGTAATCTGCTGAAGTATGACATTAGTAACCTTCTCGAACATCGGCTTGACTGACAATAGAAGTTTCAATAAATGTTAATTGTAAAGTTAATGAGGGAACATGAACTGCTGCAAATGGATTCTTTTCTTTTGTACCACCACGAATGTCTGCAGCAGATGTCAAAAGATTCTTAAATGCTGTATATGACCCATCGGGAGTATAGTTTACTTGGATTCCTGCACATACAGAATCTTTAATCCTGTGGTGAAGTTCAATTCCTCCACTAGAAGTGGATGTAGGTTCATAGTTAAATCTTTTGTATGAGAGCCTAAATTTATCAGGAACATTAAAGAACCTGTTTGCATTTGCACCAGCAAAAGAAGAACTATTTTGTAGTACCCCCGCAGTGGTATTCGGATCGGCAGCGGTGGGTTTCTCTCCGCCACTGATGCTAGGAACTGCACCCTCTTTAATGTATTGAATGATAGAGTATACTTCTTGTGCTTCTGTTTGACTGCGAACAAAGAATTTAAAATTAAAATTATGCGTTCTAAACGACATATTTTTAAAAATTTGTTCAGTGAAGGGGTTGAAGACCTTACCCCTTGTTAATGCTGCTAATGTACTTGCATTAATATTACCTTCTAATCCAAGTGCTTGTCCAAGACTATTTGCAGTGCTTGAAATCGCACTAGCAGCAAACTCTGGAAGTGCAGCAGCTGATGCAGATTGAAGCACCGATGCCATAGCACTAACGCCCTGAGATGTACTCAGAAGACCTGCTGCAGCAACACCAGCGACTCCTAAATCGACTTGATTGTAAGTTGGCGTATAAGTAGTCGAAATATTATTTGGAACGGCTAAATAAACTCTCTTGTCATTAAGATTTTTTTGGACATTATTGCCAGGAAGATTTTGTCCATAATATGCAGCAGTTTTATCGTTATATGCAATTGCATAACGTTGCATACACAAATAGTCAATACCCTCTGTTGGAGATTCGACATCATCCGCCCCAGCAAGACTCGGTACTGGAAATTTTATGGGATACCTTAGAATTTTTTGTCCAGTTGTGGAAGCTGCCAAAACAACACCTAAATACTATGTGACCTCTATGTATTTATGAGATATCAAGGCAAGTACAAACCTTCCTTTCCAAGGAAGTATAAAGGCGACCCGAGTAATGTCATTTATAGGTCATCTTGGGAATATAAATTCATGAAATGGTGTGATATTACTCCCACTGTTGAAGAGTGGGGTAGTGAAGAAATTGTAATTCCATATATTTCTCCTGTTGATGGTAAACGGCATAGATATTTTCCAGATTTTTATGTAAAAATTGGAAATAGAAAATATCTGGTTGAAGTTAAACCATTCAAGCAAACACAAGAACCAAAAACACAGAAAAGAAATACAAAAAGATATATTAATGAAGTCGTTACATGGAGCGTCAATCAAGCAAAGTGGAAAGCAGCAACTGAATTCTGCAAAGACCATAATTGGGAATTTATGTTAATCACAGAAAAGGAACTTAAAGTCTAATGTCAATTCCAAATTCAGAAGGAGCACAATACAATTCTTTGCAGGATTTTATAGCATTCTCAAAGCAAAAGAATAATGCGCCTTCATTTACAAACCTTTTCTCGGTACATTTTAGTGCTCCTCCTATGATGGGTCCCCTTGCAGGGACAAAATATAACCCACAGACAGGTAGTTTAAGAAATTTGTTAAATTATTACGCTGAGAGTGTAAATCTCCCCAGTAAACAAGTAACTACGGGAAATTATAATCAACTTGGTTCTGCTATCAGGTATGCAACTGGTTCTACCTTCAGTCAAATTAGCATAAATTTTAGAGTTTCTCGTTCTGCAGAAACTAGAGCGTTTTTTGAAAAGTGGGTTGCTCTGATGTCAAATGATTCTAGTCAATATACAGAATACTACGAACAATATGTTTGTCCAACACTTAGAATCTATAAGTGGGAACGTGGTGGTGGTGAATTAGCAATTTCTCAAAGAAACATGTTGAGAGCAATCAGGGAATCAGAACTTACTAGGTACAGTGCAATGACTCCAAAATTAGACCAGTTAACTGGAGTCTATGAAATGCGAAATGTGTTCCCCTATAATATTGGTTCTGTTCAACTGGATAACTCACAAAATAAATTGATGACGTTATCAATTCAATTTTACTATGAAAGGTACAGATTCTATCAATCTGCAGAATTCTCTTCAGCAAGACTTTCTCCAATTTCTACATTAGCCGCACCACAAGATAACGAAACAAATCCTGGAACAGATCCAGTTCAGTCCCAGAACGTCAAACCAAGTGCAACTACTCCTACTACTAGAAATCCAAGAGCACTTCTTGACCAGAGACAAAGAATCGGACCTGGAAATTGATTCTATAAATACAATTACTGAGTTGAATTTTTATGGCATTACCTAAGTTAAATGTACCTAAGTACAAAACAAATCTACCTTCTACTGGAAAGGTAGTTAACTACAGACCATTCTTGGTAAAAGAAGAAAAACTTCTTCTTATCGCAACTGAAACTGGAAATCAAGCTGATTTGGTTCGTGCAATTAAAGAAATTCTTTCAAATTGTACAGACCTTAAAGATGTTAATTCGTTATCAACGTTTGACCTTGAATTTTTGTTTTTGAAAATTCGTACTAAGTCTGTTGGTGAGAATGTTGAGGTGACTGTTACTTGTCCAGATGATAATGAAACTGAGGTTGCCGTTAGCATTCCATTGGATGAGATTAATGTAGTTAAAGATAAAAAGCACAAAACTGAGTTAAAACTTAGTGATGAAATTATTATTACGATGGGATATCCTTCTGTTGAAACCTTTGTTACCATGAATTTTGACACTGAGCAATCTCAAGTTGACCAGTTATTTGAAATGGCAGCATCATGTATTGAAACAATTGCTGATGCTAATCAGGTATATGAGTGTAAGGATTCTACAAAACAAGAACTGTTGGAATTCTTTGACCAACTGAGCACAAAACAGTTTGTCATGATTCAAGAGTTTTTTGAGACTATGCCCAAGTTGTCTCATAAAGTTAAGGTTACTAACCCCAATACTGGTGTTGAAAGTGAGATTGTTCTTGAGGGTCTTGCGAGTTTTTTCGCATAGCACTCCTTCACACCAATCTTCGTTCGTATTATGAAGGTAACTTTGCTCTAATGCATCACCATAAGTGGAATCCTGAATATGTTGATAACTTGATGCCTTGGGAAAAAGAAATCTATGTGAATTTATTAATTAAATTCCTTAGAGAAGAAGAAAAACGAATGAAGGAGCAACAAGCAGCAAGTGGCTAAAATTACTGCATATAAATTTGTAAACCCTGGACTGAGCGCAAAGTCAAGTCCTGCGGTAAAAGCAGCTAATCAGACTACACTTGCTGTAAACAGACTTGGGGTTACAGTAGAGAGTATTGCAAAAACTATCTCTGACCTTGGCACAGTATCTGCACTTAAAAGTAAGTTAGAATTAAAACAAGAAATTTTTGATAGAAGACAGAAAAGATTAGAAAAGGATGCTGAGGCAGAAAATCAGAAAGAGCAGGTAGATAAAAAACAGGTAAAACAAGACGAAAAAAGTATTTTAAAATACGGCAAGAAAGTAGGAAAAGGATTCTTCGGTATATTAGAAGACCTGTTATCGCCTCTTACTAGTATTTTAGCTAGTTTTGGTGCGTTTGCAATAACCTCCAATGTTTTAGAGTATTTTGCGGATGAAGAAAATCGAGAAAAAATTATAACATTTTTAGAAAAGACTGAATTTGTTTTTAACAAGTTATCAGAACTTGCTGGAGGTATAACTGAAACATTCCAAAAAGGTCTTGATTTCGTTTTTGGAAAAGAGACTACATTAGAACAGCGCCTTAATGCCCTTGGCAAAATTGCCATGGCAATCGGCGGCATTGCAGGAATGATTGCTGCCGCTGGCGGTATCCAAGATTTATTAAATGCTGGAGACGATTTAACCGACGTACCCGATAGCAGCAGAACTCGCGGTGGAGACGGTCCTGATGGTAAACCTCGTAAACCACCTAAACCTACAGCAACAAATCCTTCTGGTGCTGACCCAGATTTTGAAGGTCCAAGAGGTAGACTATCTGCATCTGATGTTAAGCAACTTTATGGTGATGCTGCTGAGAAAGCATACAAGAAAGTATTAGCAGAACGTGGAGAAGATGCTGCACGAGTATTTTTAGGCGAACTTCAAAATAGTGGTGGTAGTGTAACAAAAGCACAACAAAAATTTAATAAGTATGTTAAAAAGGGAAAATTCCCTAAGATTGAACCCCCCAAACCAGGACTTTTACAGAGAGGTTTAAACCTCCTTGGCGGTGTTAGAGATAGTGCAGTAAAACAAGGAACTAGATTTAGGAACTTTGCGGTCGATCAAGGTGGAAGACTTATTAAGAGTCTACAGGGTCTTCCTGGATGGGCAGTAGAGCAGTACAATAATATGTCTGCTGCAGCAAGGAAAAAGTGGGAAGATGTTGTAAA